CCGCTTCGGCGTAGGTTCGGTCGACGACCATAGGCCACGTTCCTTCCTTCAACTCAGGCGTGAATCGGACGGCGTCTAGCCAATAGCCATAGCTAATCTGATACGGACCGAGAGAGCGACCGCTGTCGCCCACCGCCCACGGCGTACCCTCTCCACCGCTCTCGACTTCACGCATGGCTTTAAGTAGCTTCTGACGTCTAGTACGGGGATTGATTATCGTTGGTAGCTTCGGTATTAATCTGAAGAATCTGCTTATCATTTTCGTTTAACCTTCCTGTATCTGGTTCATAATAAAGCGTGGTCGCTAACCCCGTCTCACCACTGAAACGGTTCTTCAACACACGCACTCGTGTTTGGTTGGCGTCTTCCGTCGCCTGTTGGTTTCGTTCTAATCCTATTACCATGTCGCTAAGTTGCGGTATGGCGTGAGAACCACGGAGGTGAGCAAGGCTTGTTATCGCTCCTTCCTCGTGTCCGGTTCCGGGTGGTCGCTTGAGATGACTGACCAAGACCATACCGCATTGAGTCTCTTCGACGAGCGAACGCAGTCGGGTCATGGTGTTGTCGATCAAACGACGTTCATCGTCTCCATCGAACCCACTAACGACAATCGATAGGTGGTCGAGGAAGATCCATTTGCAGTCGAGTCCTTTGCAGAGATATCGGATCTTGGCGAGCAGGTTGTCGGAGTCACAGCTACCGAAGTGATCGTAGGTAAAGAACCGTCCGTTCCCTACCGTCTTGTCGAACACCTCTCGTAGCTTTTCCTCCTCGACGTCGTTCTCTAGGTGTAACGGTTTGTTCATGTGTAACCCCATTATCCCTAGACCCGTACGTCTTACCGACTCTTCCAACGCTATGTAACCGATGGTCTCACCTTCGTTCAAAAGCCCCAAGGCAATCTCACGACAGAATAGTGATTTACCGATCCCCGACCCCGCGCAAACCGTCACCAACTCACCGCCTCTTAGACCGTGGGTCATGGTGTTCAGGTTTCCGTATGGGTACGGTTTGGATTCGGTGTTCACCTCCTCGGTTATCTTCTCCCATAGCTCTTCCTTACCGACGATACCGTCAGGTCGGAAGTCTCTCGCTTCCCAACACGCTTGAACCAACTCCTTAGTCCTGTTGGCTACGAGCATATCGTTGGCGTCCTTGAGCGGTAGCTCCGCTATCTTAGCTCGTCCCGGCGTCAGCAACATCGCGCACTCAGCGGCTCCCTTGCGACCCGGCTCGTCGTTGTCGAACATGAACACGACCTCGTCGTACCGCTCTAACCAATCGAGAGCCTGAGCGACGTGTTTCTTACCGCTTCCCGCTCCGTGTGGTACGCTTACTACAGGCCACTTATGATCGAACGCTTGACTCAGACTAAGAGCGTCCACTTCTCCTTCGACGACAACGACCCTTCGACCGCCATCTCTCCACAAGTGTTGTCCGTATAGTCCGAGTAACTCACCGCGAGTAGAGAACCGTTTGTCAGCGTAACGAATCTTCTGACCCACTAGCTTACCGTCTCTCGATCTGTAGTTCGCTACCTGTGCGTCTTCACCGCCGACCGTCGCTATCTGATAACCCCACTTACGACAGGTCTCTTCGGTCAGGTTGCGTCGAGCTATCATCCCGTACTCGCCACCCGATACGAACGTTCCGTCGGGTCGTCGCACCTCGATAGGTTCGTTGTTGTTTCTATTACCGGGAGTGAAGGTCTCACAGCTATAACACTTGGTCGAACCATTTACGTTTCTGGTAAGAGCGTCACTACTCCCGCAATCATCGCATGGTTGGTGGATCGCTGCTGGAACCAACTCTTCGGTATCACCTTGTTGCACCATTTAATTCCTTTCTTATCGCACCAAGCGGCGTAGGTAGTCTTGCTGCCTTTGCGAATCTTATTGTTAGCGTTTTGAAAGACTAAGCGAACGTCCAACTCCGGGTGTTGTTCTCGTATCAGCATGTGCTTTGTTCGATCCTCCACCGTCCAGACTCCCTTTGCTTCTAGGATTACTCCGTTCAGCAAAATGAAGTCCGGCAGGTAGGTGGCGATCTTTCGATACTCGATCTGAAGCGTCTCGTAGTTGTAATCGACCCCGCATCTACGGAGTTGACTAGCTACGGTAGCTTCGAACCCTGAGCGGAACCCGTTAGAAGTTCGCTTTGAGTTCCGTTTCGTTCGTCTCCGCTTCGGCATCCAAGGTCTCTTCGAATGTTTCACCGCCTTGTTGGTAAGCTCCCTCGACGGCGGTAAAGCCGTAGGTAGTAGCGCTTGCCGCTCCCGCTTGTACCGCTTCCAACTCGATGACTTGAACGGCGTGTGGCTCAAGCGTCATACCGAAACCAAGAGCGGACACGTACCAAAACTTAGGTCGTATAGCTAACTTGATCTTGGAACCACCTCCAATGATGACGTCCTTGTCCAACGGTTTGCCGTTACCATCAAAGCGACCCACGCTTAACGAGTATTTAGTACCGTCCTTACGCTCTCCACCGGCTTTCAGTTTGCACTTCAAAACGTGGTTACCTTCTTCGTCGATGAGAATGGGCGAATCGTGTTGCTTCAGCTTCTTCTTCCCTTGCTTGACCTGCTCATCGGCTAACGCTTGCTCGTACAACGGTTTGATCTCCAGCTTGAAGGCGTTCCACTCTTCTTCCGTAAGAATAAGCTCTGTGCGGTAGACTCCGGCGTCATCGAACTTTGTATCCGGCGTGTTCAGCCACGTGTACCTGCCGATTCCAACTGGTGTAGTTATTGTTTTAGTCTTACTCATGATCTGTATCGTTCTCCTATTACTATGCAAAGAAGTAGTCGGAACCTAGTACCTCCGCTGGATCTAATGACCCGTATGGCGGTAGCTCCGGCAACTCCTTATCGGTTTGTGTTGAGACCTCTTCCCTAAATTTAAGTAGGAGGTCGGGTTGAAAAATCTTAACGAACTGTTGACGAAGTATCCCGCCGAGTTCATCGCACTTGTTGCAGTGGGTGGCAAAGCTGTCGTGAACCATAGCCAACGAGGTGATGCCGTGTTCCTTCGCTACGTTGGTCGTCATGTGAACACCGGCGGCGTCCAGACTGTGTACGAAGTTCGGAGAGATACCGTTGCCTTGGCGTCGCTTGTCCAGGTCGTTCGTTCTCTCGCGCCAACGGACAAAGGTGAGCTTCTCTCCTAACAACGTCTTGATATTGTGAGCGGACTGTTGGACGTAGCGTTGTCGGACCTTGAATCCCGTTGGAGCCGTCCAATCAACGTGCGTATCGTTCGTCGACAACACCTTCGCTACGTCTTGCAACCACTTCATCGTCGTTGTGGGTCCTCTCAAGTCGTTGTTCATTGCGTTCCATAACTTAGTGGTCAGGTAGGTAAGAGCTTCTCGTTGGTCGTTGTAGTCGGGGAATGGGTTCTTTCTTCCGTCCAGTATGAGATCGTTGAACCATTCGCCCACGTACGCTCTGCAACTGTGTCGAGTACCGCCGTAAGGTTTGACCATGACCGGACGCTTGCACGTCTTGCGATCAACACCGAACGACAACCAAGCTTGAGCTATGACGTCACCATTGTCGGCGTCCTTTCGCATGACAGTGTTCACTTGGTCGGCTATGAATGCATACAGGTCGGCGGGTGAATCGGTTTGCGTGACGTTGGTTGCTTCCGCTCCTACCTCGTCCCGTGCTAACAGACTAAGTATCTGTATGCCGTTGTTGGATGCGTCCATTGCACACGGTAGACGTGTCTTGAAACCTCGACCACCACACGCCAGCATGTCTCCCCACTCGAAACAGAACGCTAGGAATTGCCACGGTTCATCCGCTGACTGCCACCAATCGTTCGTTATGGGGTCGGTGTATACCTCATGGATCTCCTTGCGTTTGGAGTGAACCCACTTGATGCGTTCGTCGAAAGTTATCTTGTCGTTGCCGAAACAATTAGCGCCGTGAATCGCCAACCACTTAGTCTCTTCCTTCGCTTCCCATACGGTCTCGCTCTCCGCAAACAACAACAAGCTCTTAGCTAAGTCGGTTCCTTGTGGTGTTAGAAAATGCGGTATCGGGTAGACACGTCCTCGAAAGTCAACTTGCGATGGGTAGTAAAAATTTTTACCGCTAAACTTATCCGCCATCCAAAGCGTCTTGATTGCTTGCAACCGTTGAGAACGTAGCGACAGGTTAAGCTCGTATATCTCTCCGGCTTTCCTCGACCACTCCTTCTTTACTTCGAGATCGGTGTCGGCTTCAGGTGGCCACGGCGGACGTTCGTAATCTTCCCGTCGAACCATCTCTCCTATCTCTTTGTTGTTGTCCCAAGCCCATCGAGCGACGTTCAACACACGGTCGTTCACCGTCCACGGCGTTCGCTGGATGTGGTTCACGGCGTCAGCCATAGGTTTCAACTCTTCGAAGTCCAACGAACGCAGGTAGTCCATGTCGTGACTCTTTATTAAAGTCAAAGACGGAAGCGCCGGATCGCCGTATCCACCGAACCAGATAGACGACCACTCACAGGGCGCTTCCGTCATTGGCAGCCAAAGAGGTGAAAGAGATTCTTGATCGTCGTTGAACGCACGTATCCACTCGAACAAGTCGTCGGTTGCGGACACGTAGTTAGTACTCTTGCGTCCCATCGATTGTATAGATACGAACTGTATGAAATGAGTAGTGGCTCGCAGTAACTCCAACAACCACGTACCCATCGACACTTTCTCTCTCTTCGACCACGTCTTGAAGCGTTCCATGTTGCCTTTCTTGGCTTCGCCTACTTCGTGTCGAATGAATGCGTCTCGTTGCCTGGAATAACTCTTGTTACCTGCTCGCTTGACGTCCCTGATGGCGTACTTGAATACCTCGGGATACTTCTCCTTCATCCAGTTCAAACGAACCTCGTCTTCCAACGCGGATGCTACCCGTATCGATGCTTTGACCACGCTTTGACGGAGACTGATGGAGTCCAACACGCTCTTCATTGACAGGAACGCTATGTCTTGCGGAGGTAACTCCCATATCAACGGCATCCAAAACGGTACGGCATGGCTGTGCTTCTTGTGGTACAGAATACGCTTTCGTAGATCGTTGATGTAGTCGGGTAACGCCGCTCGCATTAAGCGTTGTCCGTATGGAGCGTCCGTCTCACGACCACGTACTCTTGCCGATTCCACCTTTGATCTATAACGGGCAATACCCGCTTCGACCATCTCTCGGTTTAAGCTTTCTTGTCTCATCGTTTTTAAATGGGATTCGTCACAGCGAAGTCACAGCGTGACTTCCGTACCTATAACGAGTAAAGGCACGTCGGATAAAATGTCAACTAAGTAATTGTTATGTTTGAAGGAGTTAGGTGGGTGTCCTGTGACGCGATGGTTTAATGCCCGTCTTTTAAGTCCCTTGTGTTTACCAATTTCACCACGCCCGCATCCCTTACTCAGTAAGGGTTTGACCCGCACAAGGGATATTTCACACGAGTGGATTTTGTGACTTGTGACGAGCTTTGTGACCGTAGTTTTAATTGACCCTATTATGTTTGCAACCACTTAGTTTTCCTCGCTTTTCTGGCGGCGGTACTTGCGTTCTATCTCCTTACAAGAAGCTTCAAACTTAATAGCCATGTCCTCATCGAACCCACACCACGACTGCCCAGTGACAAGTCTATAGTATTTTCCGTGGTCGAATGGGCGCTTTCCAAGAACGACTCGTCCGTACTTCTCTATGTGTAGCGCTTTCCAATCCATGTATTTCATCTCGCTTTCATCTTTCATCGCTTTTCATACCCATCGCGCTTCGGATCAGTCGGTCTAGGTGTTCTTTCTTCCTCAACAATGGGTAGCTCAACACCTCGCCAGCAGCGACCATGTAATTACGCAGGTAACGAAGGAGATCGTTATGTTCTTTAATCATCATCCGAACGCAGTTGTCTCTATAATATATTCCCATCTCTATTCGCCTTCGTTTGGTTGTTTCGTTTCTTGATCTTCATACTTCTTTGCTTCCTCCAATAATACTTTCTCTTCCAGGTATAGTGGGACGGTGTTCTTCCCCTTCGACTGACGAAACTTCAGACACTTCTTCATCGTCTCCTCATTCCTTGGTCTGCTCATCGCGGTCGGCGTTGGCCACATCGGTAGCTTTTCGTTTTTATCTTTCATCGCTTTTCATACGGAGTACGGCAGCTTTAAATTCGGCTCTTTTTCTTTGTGACTTCCAAAGGCATCCTGTTTCCGGGTCTATTAAGCCCTCTTCCAACGCTACTCTGGTTGAAAGGTGAGTTGATTTACTTACGTCACGACCACTTGTCTTCGCAGTCATTCCGGTTTGTCCTGCTTTAGGAGTAGGCCACATTGGTAGATCCTCGTTTTTATCTTTCATAGTTTCAGTCACAGTTTAGTCACCACGTGACGACGCCATGCATTCGCATGACCGACACGTCGGATATTAAATCTAGTAAGTTGTTGTTATTTATTAGTAAGTTAGAAGGCGGAACCGTGACGCGCGAGGGATGTTTCCCTATTTTAAGTCCCTTGTGTTTACCAATTTCACCACGCCCGCTTAGGCTAAGTGTTTGATTATACAAAGAATATATATTAACGAATATTAACATCGCGTCACAGTTCCGTCACAATTATGCCGTCTGGGTCACAAGCTCGTCACAAGTTTCAAGTGCGTCACGCGCCTTTTCCAAATCCTTTGGTGCGAGGTGAGCGTAACGTAAAGTCGTGTTGATCGAACGGTGTCCGAGAAACTCCTGAACCACCCGTAAATCGACCCCTCGTTGTACTAATCTAGACGCGCACGTATGTCGTAGACAATGCGGTACGAATTGAGCGTCGTCCTTTAGACCGATCAAGTCTTTCATACGACCCCACCAATGCGTCCAGCTATCCTGAGTCACGTTGAACGGATGCGTGTGGGTCTCGTACTCTTGTCGTTTGAACGCTTGAATCGCTCGTTCCGTCAACGGTATGGATCTCGACCGTCCGTTCTTGGTGTCCCACAAATAGACCAAGCCTTCGTCAAGATCGACGTCGCGACCGAGCAGTTTGAACAACTCACCCGTCCTCATGCCGGTATCTATTAGTATCATGCAGATGTCAGCCATATACGGACGCCCTACCTCGATGAACTTGCGGAACATGATGGTCTCTTCCTCTTCAGTCAACCACCTGATACGACCTTGAGCTTCTTTCTTTCGTTCAAGCATAGGCATACGGTCGATGTAGCCACGTCTATATGCGTGTTTGAACATGACACTGAGAGCGGCGAGCTTTCGGTTAATCGTTCCGTTGCTCTTGCCGTCACGCTCCAACTCGTACACCAGTTGATCAATCTCCGCTTCCCTGACGTCCTTGACGGCTACCGATGGACCGATGCGCATGTAACAATCCTTTGCGTTACGCCACAGGCTCAACTCGCTCTTGCGTCCGCGCCAATGTCGGTTAAGTGTCTCTTCCGCAAGCGTCCGCATGTTCACTACCAGTTTGTTGGTCGCTTGAGATACCTCAGTGGACACGTCCAATCCGCGTCGCTCTCTGTCGGTAACAGTATTCACCCAATCACTGGCGTCCTCCCAAGTCTTGAAGGATGGTCGTAGTCGGACGCCGTTGGCGGTAGTGTAGTCTACCTGATACCGACGTCCTCGTTGTCGTATAACACTCATCGTTTTTCTCCGTGTTGTTTTGAGTTGCGCATGATAATCATTAGCA